AAGGCGGAGAACCTTCGCACGAGCGTGGCCGACTGGCGTGCTGGAGATGACGAGCGGCTCTGGCGGATCAACGAGCGCGCGACGGTGGACGATCCCCTGTCCAACGCCTCGGCCGAGCTGCTGATTGCCAGCCTGATCTGGCGCTGGTCGGACCCGGATGGGGCTTCCACCGAACTCAAGCTCTGCGGCTGCGATGCCTTCGATGTTCTGCTCGAACCGGGCGACACAGCGCGACGTGCCCAGCCCCGGGCAAGGGGCGATAACGTCGCGAGAGAGTTTACGCGCGATCAGCCACCCGCGCGCCCCAACACCGGCGCCACGCAGTTCACCGGATGAAAGGCTGCCCATGAACGGAGAAGACGCTTCCACCACAAGGGGCCAGATCGTGCGCGGCGTCGTGCACCGCGTGGACGATACCACCGGCATGCAGCAGCTCGACGTCGAGACCCATGAGGGTGTCGTTCGCTCCGGCGTGGAGGTGCTGATGCCTTATGGGCTGGCCAGCACGCCGGCTGCCGGCGGCCTGACCGTGCTGCTGGCGGTGGGTGGTGACCAGGGCGACATGATCGCCTTGCCGCAGGCGTCCGGCGCGCGCTTCGGCGGCATGGCCCCCGGCGAAGTGGCCATCTACGATGACGGCGGCAACCGCATCCACCTCCGTGCCGGCGGCGTCATCGAGCTGGTGGCTGCCACCGAGATCAAGGCGATGGTCGGCGGCACCATCGTCTCCATCACCGCGGCAGGCGTCGCCATCACCGGCGACCTCACCGTCAGCGGACAGGTCAGCGACGCGAACGGGCCGATGCAGGAGATGCGGGACCGCTACAACGCCCACAACCACGGCGGCCCCGGGCCTAATCCGGTCATGGATTGAGGCTGGCCCCCGCAGCTGCGGGGATGAACCCCACCCTCGCGCTCGTGCGAGAGGGGACCGATGGCGGCAGACCTGGCTCTCACCTACGACACGGCAGCCCGCCGGGCGGACCTGGCCTTTGGCAACCGTGGCCTGCTCTTGGATGCGACGCCGTGCAGCCAGGCCATCGCCTCGCTGCTGAGTGACCGCCGCGCCCGGCCCGACGAGGGTCTCCCCAGCCAACCCGCGCCCCTGCTGCAGCCCGACCAGATCAACCCGCGCCGCGGCTGGTGCGGCGATGCACTGGACCAGCAGGGCGGCCGCGCGGGCTCCCGTCTGTGGCTGTTGATCCGCGCGAAAGAGACGCCTGAGACCCGCCGGCGCGCCGAGCGATATGCCGGTGAGGCGCTTGCCTGGGCCTCGCCGCTCGGCCTGACCGTCGCGGCCGAGTGGGTGCGGCGCGGTGTGTTGCGTCTGACGTGCCGCTTCGGCCGGGACGAGCTCGTCATCGATCAGCCGGTGACCTGATGCCCTGGCCTCTCCCGCAACCCGCCGACATCGCCAGCCGCCTGGCCGCGGGCTTCGAGCAGCAGTTCGCGGCGATCGCCGGGGTCGACGGCGTCGACGCGCGCAGCCCCAACGCTCCGCTCACCGCGTTGGGGCGCGTGCAGGCCATGGGCGCATTCGACCTCTATCTCTATCTCCAACGGATCGCGGACGAGCTTTTCCCCGACACTGCCTCGGCCGAGCTGGCGCGGCACGCCGACATCTGGGGCGTTCCGCGCCTCCCCGCCGTCGCCGCCGGCGGGAGCGTGACCTTCACGGGCACCAGCGGAACCGTGCTGCCTTCCGGCATTTCCATGACGTTGGGCGGGGTCACGGTGCTGACGACGGCGGGCGGCACCATCACGGCCGGAACCCTGACCGTAGCGGCGCTGGCCGACACGGTTGGCCTGGCCGGCAACTTTCCCACCGGCACCTTGCTGCCCACCGTCTCACCTGTGGCCGGCCTGGCCAGTCAGGCCGGGGTGGTGGCCGCACCCGGCTTCGCCGGCGGCGCGGACCAGGAGCGGGAGGAGGCGTGGCGCCAGCGTGTGCTGGCACGCATCCGCAGCGGCGTGCCCTACGGCCAGGCCGGCGGCTACTCCAGCTGGGCTCTGGCTGTGCCGAACGTGGCAGTGGTGGCCGAGCGGCCGGGCTGGGTGGGCCTGGGCAGCGTCGGCGTGATCGTCGCCATGGGGAGCGCGGCCGCGCCTACGGTGCCCAGCGCGGGCGAGCTGGCGGCGGTGCAGGCGGCGCTCAACGCCCAGCGGCCGGTCACCGCCCTTGTGGTGGCCATTCCCGTCACGCTGCAGCCGATCGCCGTGACCATCCGCGCCAATCCGGACACTGCCGCCGTGCGCACGGCCATCACCTCCGCCATCGCCCTCTTTCTGGCGTCCGAGCCGGGGATCGGCGGCACCATCTTTCGTTCGCGCCTGTCGGAGGCCATCAGCTCGGCCAGCGGCGAGTATGCCCACCGGCTGGACGCTCCGGCCGCTGACGTGGTGCTGGGCTCGGCCGTGCTGGCCACCCCGGGCGTCATCACCTGGGCGGCCTCATGAGCGGCAGCGCGGCCGAGCTGGCGATGCTGGACCAGCTGCTGGCGCTCGCCCCGCCCGGCACCGCCTATCCGCGCGACCGGGCCAGCAACTGGGGGCGCGCCTTGGCCCCCCTCGGCGCCGAGCATGCCCGCCTGAAGGGCGAAGCCGATGCGCTGGTTCCCGAGGTGGACCAGCGCCTCTCGACCCGCCTGCTGCCCGACTATGAGCGCGTGCTGGGCGATGACCCTTGCCTGGGGCCGGCGGCTGCCCTGCCGCTGGATATACGCCAGCGCCTGGCTCACCAGCGCTGGACGTCCAACGGTGGCGCCAGCCCCGCCTACTTCATCGCTCTCGCCGCGGCCGCCGGCGTCGCCATCACGATCACCGAGAGCGTGCCCTTCGAAACGGGGGTGGCGGAGACGGGAACCGAGCTGATCGGCGAGGACGGGCGCTTCGAGTGGATCGTGGGCCTGCCCGCCACCCAGCTCATCGAGTTCGAGACCGGCGTGGCCGAGACCGGCACGGCCATGGGCGATTTCCTGCCCAGCGTCGTCGAGTGCCTGATCCGGCGGCGGGCGCCGGCCCACACCACCGTCTATTTCGCCTACGGGAGCTGAGGCCATGGACCGCATCACCGGCGCCAACAACGTCGACATCGGAGGTGGCCGCCGCGGCTTTCGCGATCGAAACCTGGGGCTCGGGCAAGCCGGCACGATCCACATCGCGCAGCACCACAATGGCCTTCAGGAAGAGATCATCCGCGCGATCGAGCGGTCGGGCATCGTGCCCAGCGCAGCGGATAATGAGCAGCTGTTCGGGGCGATCCGTCGGATGGCCAACGGTGCTTCGACGCAGCTCAACAACGGCACCTTCACCCTCACCGCGGACCAGCTGGGCTGGGTGCAGCTCAACGCCGCGTCCGGCAACATCTCCTGCACCTTGCCGGTCACAACCGCTTCGGGCGGCAACCCCCAAAGGGTCACGCTCGCCAGGCTGGATGCCACTGCCAACCTCGTGACGATCAACGCGGCGGCCGGCGATACCATCGAAGGGGTGGCAAGCCTTACCATCGGCCCGGGCGAGCGGGTGACGCTCGCGTCGAACGCCGCCAACAACTGGTTCCTGGTCAGCCAGGCGCCCCTCGGGCTGCGGGGAATGCAGGCTTTCACGGCCTCGGGCAATTTCATCGTGCCCTTCGGCGTGAGACGTGTCCGCGTTCAGTGCTGGGGCGCCGGCGGCGGCGGCGGCGGCACCAACTCGGGCAGCTTCAACGCACTCGCGAACGCCGGCGGTGCCGGGGCCTATGGCGAGGGCATCTACGCCGTCACCCCGGGGGCATCGATCCCGGTCACGGTCGGCGCAGCGGGGGCGGCGGGCACCACGGCGCCCGGAAACGGCGGGATCGGTGGCACGTCCAGCTTCGGAACCCTCCTGTCATGCACCGGTGGGTTCGGCGGCTCCGCCAGCGGCGGCGGCATTGCGACGGGGGGTGGGGGCGCAGGGTCGGCCACCGGGGGTGTGATCAACCAGGCCGGCGCGACGGCTCAGCCGGGGTTCATCGTCGGGTCCAACCTCGCAAGCGCCGTTGGAGGCTTCAGCTTCGGCTGCGGGTACGGCGCCATCGCGGTCTCCTCGACAGCGTTCGCTGGCTACAACTCGGTCACCCCCGGTCAGGGTGGCAACGGCGCCGTCGGTGGCACCGCCCCCGGCGGGCAAGGCGGGCCCGGCTTGGTGTGGGTGACCTGGTAAGGATGAACAGCTGATGTCCCTGCATGTCGAATGCGGCCTGGTCCGAACGGTGGGCAGCGGCGTCACTCCCATCGAGGTCGGCGGTGGGCTCCAGTGGAGCGAGACCCTGGCGGTCGCCAACACAGCGACCGCGCAGGCCGCGCCGGCGGCGCCGGGCGGCGGGCTGAGCGCCGTCGTCTTCACCCTGACGGCGGAGGTGGACCTCTGGGTGTCCATCTCCGACACACCTGCGCCTGGCTCCAACCCGCGGCGACGCATGAAGGCGGGCGCCACGCGCAGTTTCCTGGCGCCGGTGGGCGCCAAGGTGAGCTGGGCCAGCGCCTGATGTTCGGTGCGCTCGGCGCGCAATCGGGCGGGCTGGGCTTGCTCCCTGGCGGCGGCATGGCCGGCCGGCCCCTACTGCGAGCCGACCTTCGCTACCTCAACCCAGGCTTCAGCTTCGTTCGCAACAGCGCGAAGTGGGGGACTGTCGGCGGGCTGATCACCGGCTTCGGCAGCAACGTGCCGGCCACGACCGATTTCGGCCTGTCGATCGAGGAGGGCCGGACCGACAAGTTTCTCTACGACCGGGACATGAGCAACGCGGCCTGGGGTAAGACGAACGGCACCCTGACCGCGAACGCGCTCCTGGCCCTGGATGGCACGATGACGGCCAACAAGTGGGCCGAGAACTCCACGGGGAGCAACTTCCCTTCGGTCAGTCAGGCCGTCAACGCCACAAACGGAACCCCCGTCGCAGTCAGTATCTTCGCTAAAGCCGCAGAGCGCTCCATCCTGCAAGTGTTTCCGACGAGCGGCATCTACGGCTCCAACGTCTGGGCCAACTTCGATCTCGCAGCGGGCGTTCTTGGCGCAATCGGCACCGCAACGACTGCGACCATTCAGGCGGTCGGCGGCGGTTGGTATCTCTGCACCCTCACTGGCACCCCGACCTCGACCGGCGCCGGAAACATCTTCTTCGGCCCGCAACTCAGCGCGTCGGCGGGACGCGCCTTGGCCTACACGAACGTCGTGGGCTCCGGCCTGTATCTCTGGGGGGCGCAGATCGAGGATGGTGCGCTCGCCACCAGCCCTATCTACACGACGACGGCGGCAGGTGCCCGCGCCGCCGACAGTCTCACCGCCACGCTGGCCGGGCTGGGCCTGCCTGCGGCGGGCTGGACCATCACGGGCCGCGTCAGCATCCCGATCATCCCATCCGCGCCGACGCACGTCCTGCTGCAGGTGGATGACGGCACGGCGAACAACCGGGTCAACCTGGCCAAGGCAGGCGGCACAGCGGGCAACCTGGTCACTCTGCGGTCCACGGCGGGGGCGAGCCTGACCAGCGGCGCGGCCGGCACCATCGCCGCAGGCGCCACGTCGCGCTTCGCCCTGGCGCTGGACACCTCCGGCAACCTCTCGGTTTCGATCGACGGCGGAGCAGCGACGGCCATTGCCGGCGCGCCGACTGGCGGCCTGACGCGCCTCATCGTGGGCAACGACGAGAGCGGCGCCGCCAGCCTCAACGGCTTCGCGCAGAGCCTGTCCGCCCTGTCTTACGCCGCAAGCAACAGCAACCTCCCCGCCCTGTCGGCCGCAGCATAGGAGCCCACCATGTCCGATTACGTCGATGGAGTGACCAACGATCCGAGCCACATTCCGCTGTCGAGCGTGGAGCCGGTGCCCACGTGGGACCCGTTGCCGGAACGTCGCCAGTACGCGCGCCTTCAGGACGGCGTCGTCATCGAGATGCTGGACCTGGAAGCGGGCGAAGCGCCTCTGGAGCTCAGGCTGCACCCCTCGCTGGTGGCCGCATGCATCCTCCTGACCGGCGCCGATCTGGACTGCGTGCAGCCCGGGTGGGAACTGCGTCAGGGGGCCTTCTCGGCCCCGGTGGAGGCGCCGCCGGCGCCGGTGGTGTCCCCGACCCTGACGGCCCGACAGCTGCGCCTGGCCCTGACCTCCATCGGCGTGACCCGTGCCGTGGTGGAGGCGCAGATCGCCAGCATCGAGGACGCAGCCGCCCGCGAGGTGGCGATGATCGAGTGGGAGTATTCCACCACCTACGAGCGCACCCACCCCCTGATCGCTCAGGTGGGTGGCGCTCTTGGGCTGAGCGAGACGCAGATCGATGCTCTCTGGGAGAATGCCGCGACCTTGTGA